CATTATCCCGGGCAATCACCTTGGCCCTGACCTTGCGCCATAAACTGTAGTTCTTTGCACTGAGTTTGTTACCTAATGCCATCCCTTTACCTTCCAGTGATACAACGCATCAACCATTGATCCATAACGATTGATAGCATAACGATAGCACCAATCAATCTGCTGTTTATAGTTAGCAGTCTTTAAGTATTTAGACTTTCCCTGACATATCCCAAAGTGAGTACCATTCACTGCGTTTGTACGCCAATTGCTCTCAGCTGTCCAAAGTACATCCATTGCATAGAGTTCAATGATTGAGTCAGTCTTAGTAGCTGCATATTCTTTTGATTTGTTTGCATTTTCTGCAAAGGCGTGTGACTCCGTAGGATTAACACATAACACTCCCACTAGCATCACCGCTGCCGCTTGGGATATTTCCCTACGGGTCCCCGCGTTGCGGATGAAGCGTACCCAGCGTGTCAAGCATGTGGATAACTTAGGCGTACCCTTGGGCGTGTCAAGTGAGTTATCCACAGGGTGTGTGTAACTATCTGACAAAGCCTAGATTTGATTGGCGCATGGCTTCGACATTCTCTGCACCAAAACCAAACAAAACAGTTTGCATAAATATACCTTTAACAGCCCCATCTGGTCTGGTGAATTTAAGGTCATTGGGCAACAATAAAACTCCACCTGCATTATTCCAAGCATTTTGAAACCAAGCAGCTTTAGATGTACAAACCAATGCAACGCCATTGTTATGAATAATCATGCGTTCAATCCATGGCCCCGGTTTAGAATAAGGCGGGTTGCACCATACTCTGCCCAACCATTCTTGTTGTAAGCCATCATCAATTATCGAATAATGCTTTGAAGCTGGCAACCATGGAACCCCCCCCCTCGGGGCGCATACATCCACATCAAATTGCAGCCCTAGCGCATCAAATAAGCGTTTCGGCGTGTAATAGTCATCCCGAGAATCGTTATTGACCTGTACTTGCAAATCAAACACTTGGCTCAATTGCAGGTTTCATCATGATGCCAATGACACCGCACGAGGTACATTCCACGCACACCAAATTTGGCGGCATATTGTTAGCCACTATTCGCTCAATGTGTGGGCATGTAGCTTTACACAATCGGCATGTGTATTTGTAATAAGTCGCATCAGTCATTTTATGTATGCCTGCAATCTGCACTTAAAGCAAAACCACATAATGACTTGCCCGGTATGGTCTTTGATGTCTTGCCCATTCTTACTCGGCGCGTATTGATCGCATCTATCGCACATTGTTGTAACCGCTGCCGACACTGTGCCATCGCGTTCAAATGTAATCTCATTGCCTTTGTTATCACTTATTGACATTTCAGCCATGTTTAGCCACCTTCTTACGCCATTGGCCATTTGGCCCTAACTCCCACCAGTCAGCAGGGCATTGCTCGGCCTTGTCAGGGCTGATGCAAACAAACCCATAATAATCTTTGCCAGTTTTCTCTGATGTACCTTTACGCAATTGCATCGCACCATGCTTGCACTGCGGCTCTGGATCAGCAGGATTGGCCTCACGCATTGCAGCCATGCGGCCTATCTGGTAAGGGGTATAACCCTCATCAGTTAAGGTTTCGCGGTTTTGTACGCGCTCAACCTTTTGCATCTCCTCGCGCGATGGGCCATTTTTATCTGTGCCAATCCCGGCATTTTTGCAGGCAATTCCAATTGATGAGGTTTCGCAATTCTCTAGTGGAAAGTCACGATTTACACCCCTGTCAGCTGCAACCTCTCTGGCATGGCCAGTGCTAAATGGCACTGTGTCGGTAACATTTCGATATAACTCGCAACGCATCACAAATACATTTGCATCACTAGGTAACGCCATCGTGCGCACTGCACCATCTGGGTACTTCTCCCAGAATAATTTTATGCGTTCTGCAACAGTGGTGTAATCGGCCAAATTAAAGCTCATAAAAGCACCATGTTTCTAGTCCAGACAATGGACTTATGGCCAGCCTTTGTTTTGCGTGTTTCATTAGTTGGTAGCAATTGCCCCATGCCTACTAGTTCACTACGGCGGCTGCGTATTGATGAATCTGTTGCAGGCCAAGTGATGCCCCAAGTACGGGCGTACACCTGTACTAGCTCCTCATCGGTCATTGCCATCTCCACATCAAAACATTGCAATAAACGGTACTGCAATGGAGTGACATCGGCTATTGAATCGGCTGCGCTGTGCGAAGTCCAAGGATCAGTTGCCCGGGCGTGCGCTCTATTTGTCATGTTTGACCTCGATGTTGCGCTTGCCTAAGTCATGGCCAGCCCTGAATCCATCATCTAACCCGCGTTCATTGCCTAGCGTATAAGCCACATAAACTGGCAAAGTCATTAAGGTAAACAGAATTAACACCCAGATTGGTTGCGGTATTTGTGCAAGTAATTGATACATTATTTGGCCTCGCGTTCGGCTGCAAATGCTTCGACATCTTTTAATTCAAAACGGTAATGACCGCCAAAAGTAGTGCGATGCTTTAGTTTCCCATCGCGTACTAGCTTGCGAACCGTTGATCCTGCGACCCCTAACACCCAAGCTGCATCCTCGGTAGTGAGTAGGCCTGCAAAATTACGCATTTGAGCAGTCGTCAATAAGTGCTTGCATCTGTTCTGCTGTGCAGATTGTGGACATTCTCGAGGCTAAGTAAGCCACCCCATTATCGCCCCACTTTGCTTCGACTTTTTCGCCAAGCATTACGCTCAGCCACATTCCCGTTTGGTCATCCTCGCCTTGCAAAGCACCTAAATAACTTGGCAGACTTGCCAAAGTATTGACTAAAACTGCTGCCATTAACTCAGGTTCGCCGGATTGGTATGCAGCCAATAAATTCTCGCCTGCTAATTTAATCCCTTGCTCTATTCTGTACAGTTCATTCTTTGTAGCTGACATTTGAGGCCCTTTCGCTGATATACGCCATTTGGCGCATTACGCGATAATAGCGCAATATCCCTTTTGTCTGTCAATCCCTGTGCGGTGTGTCGCGTTGCAATAATAACTCATAAATTGAATCTACTCTGGCCTCTACCCTAGCCAGTCTGCCTTCAAGGTTGTGGCCGCCGTTGCGGTCAGGTTTTAACTCACTTAGGTAGTGTTTGACCAACCAGCCCACACACCCCACGAACGAGCCCGCAATGGCCGTTATAGCCACAATCAAACCCGCCCATGAGGTTATGGTCATTTTACTTTTTTGCCTTTCCAGCAACGGTTGGTACATGCAAGGCCTTTAACACTGGCCCGATAAATCCGGCAAGTGCGGCATTGGCCAAAATCTTTGGGTCTGTAATTCCCGACATGTAAATAGCCGCGACAGCAGAAAGCGAAGCCCGCAGCCAAGACATCGCAGGCTTTTTTAACGCCTCAAGTGACTTTTTCATTGGTTTTCTCCTTGTTAGTTGATAGGCCCAATTTTTCAATCAATGCAGCAACCTTCTCCGCATCGAGTGAAATCTCGAAATGCATCTCATCTTTTCTGCCTTTGTAATCTCCACCCCATCGGATGCCATACTTTTTGCATAACGCTTGGATCAATGTGACCTGCAATTGCGTGAAAGTACCAGCTGATCCCAATGGGTGTTTTGTCGCGTTAAGGTCAATCGCCGTAGCGCTTGAATGATTGCTCAGCACTGTCTGGCTTCCCCTTATTTCCCGGTAACAGTAACCCCAATCATCATTGCCATCATCTATGGCTTCGATGTGTTCATGGAATTGCGAAGCAAATGCAACCATTAACGGCGCGACCTTTTCCGCACATCGTAATTTAACGCCCGAATCTGCTATGGCGTATTGCTTCACGCCAATCTCATGTGGGTCTTTAGATGCTGGCCACCCGTTTTGGCTAGTTACCAAGTGCCGCTATTTCATCGGCGGTTAATCCCAACGCAGCCAATTTTGCTTGCGCGGATTGCTTAGCTGCTAATTTGTCAGCTTCAATCTTTTGCGCTTTGGCGTATTCTTTTTCATCTGCCGCTTGTTGTTTTACTTCATCGGCGTTTAATTCTCTCTCGGTCACTTCGCCTGTTTCGCAGTTTATGATTGTTTTCATTACGCCATACCCCATAACTTAACGCTTCCATTTGTGGTTATTGTCATTGTGCCAGTACCCGATAAGCGAGTGATATCTATTGAACTGATTGCGGTTAATATGTCGAATGTCATTTGACTGTTCCAAATTTGAGTATGTGCTGCACCGCTTGAATCGTAAAACATCCACGCGCCAGAACATTGCTTTGCGTATGAAGTGTTTGCATAATCGTAAAGCCAAAGATAACCGCTATTTGTATTGTTAAATCCAGCGTTTGCAACATTTTTACCGAATACCGGCACAGTCGGATTGTATGAACTAGCACCGCCCGCATTGGCTTGGGTCAATGTTGTGTTTGCACCGTAATAAACCATTGAATTGTAATTAGCCCCAGAATTAGCATTTAAGCGAACATCAAAAGCCGTTGAGTTATTAGAGTGCAAAATCCCATCCCAAGTCATTAAAAGATGTTTGTATGAACCTGAGATAGAACTGAAAGAAAACCCAGTTGATGCACTTGGTACAACCGTTGAAATTAAAGTCATGCCACCGCTTGATGGTGTGCTCCATGCTGGTATCCCACCGCTGACACTTAACACCTGCGCGGATGAACCTATGCCAAGGCGGGAGAATGTACCTGATCCAGTGCCATAGATAATGTCACCATTAGTTGTAATTGCGGTTGCCATTGAATTGGTAACCGTTACTGCGCCCGATGTGCCGCCGCCGGAAATGCCGGTGCCTGCGGTGACTGCGGTTATGTCACCCGGGTTTGCTATCGATTGCCATGCCGCGCCATCGTAATACTCTGTTGAGTTGGTATCGGCTAAATAAGAGAACATGCCCTCAACCACCACACCGCTAAGTGCAGCAGTGCGAGCTGCCGATGAGGCAAAATACATAATGGTTTGATTTTGGAGATTGTATTGAACCTGCGCAGCGGTCAATACATCACCAGTATTGAATAGATGATAACCAGCGTTTGCGGTCATTTTATCTCCTTAATAACTCAATACGGATGTGTCTAAAATTCCGTATAAAGTTGAGTCTAGTATAAATGAGTCAATTATTGGCTCAAGTGTGGTAAAAGTCTGCCGCCAAGAATTTGGGCTAATCTGGTAATTGACTCCAAAGACTTGCAAGGTTTTGGTAAGGATTGACCCGCCCGGTTGCGTAGTGCTGACCGTTACTGGATCAAAGAAATCTAACTCCAAAGCTGCCAACACCATTGCAGCATCCGGGTAGTACAGGTCAAGAATTAGCGCATCGCATCTGATTGAGGTTTCTGCGCGGCTGGCAATGTAAGCCTGCGCATACTGCAAAGCATCGGCATCGCTAGAAAACATGGTTGCGGTTTGATTGTAGGAGTGCGCAAAATACTTGGTGACACTAGCTGCATTTACTACTACCTGCGCCGTTCCACCTGTCGGTGTCACACTTGCTTGGTTGTACACCAGCACATCATTAAGCACCCAATCAGCATTGAAATAGTGCAAATTTGTGCCATTGTCGTTGAATACTTTTGGCGTACCCGATACAGATGTTGATGTTGTGGTGCGGTTTTTGAATACAAACGATCCGCTGGCATCAACATAGAACGCGCCAAATTCTACTAGCTCGCACTTTTGCGCAGCTGATAGCGCGGTGGTTGCAGTGTTGGGATTAGCTTGCACTGTACTCAATCCAGTTTCAATTGAGCGCATTGTGGCAGGCCATGAGATTTGGTCGAGGATTTGGCTAACGCGGGTTGAAGTCAAATCGCCCGCGCTACTACCTGCAACGGTTGTTATCTGCGCCATTTGTACCAAACGCATCGCATCAACGGCTTGGATGGTGGTGTAGTTTAATGTGTCAATTGAATTGTTTGGCTGTGTGGTCAGGTAATTTGTGATAAAGCCTGAGAATAACGGGTAAACAACACCAAGGTTGGTGGCAGTAATTTGCACCTTAACCATTGGTTGCAGCAGATTGTAATAAGGCCCGCTAACATTTTGCGGGTTAAAATCCCCATTTTGGTCAATGATCCGCAGCGAGAGTGTGCCTGCTTGGAATTGGTCAGCCTGCGCATTGCGCCCGCGCTGTATTGAAATTGCATTGATTTGGTCTGATACATCTACAATAACTACCGCTGCATCGGCAAGGACATTTGTACCAAGTATGCCAACATCCAAAATCATCGATTGTGAAAAACTTGGGCCCGTTGAAAAATTTATGTAAGCCTGTACGGTTGGGGCGGTCATATCGCTATGTTTCCGGCGTAGTTAATGGATGTGCCATAACGGTTAAGGTTTTGCAATGTGGTTTGTACTGCATCGGCTAATGCTTGTTCGCTGCCGACTACTGAGGTGTTTACTGTTACATAAATATCGCCGCGCTCGCCTGCTCTAAAATTTTGGTATTCAACCATCGCTGCACTTGCTTGTTCAATAGCTGTAATGGTGTCCATAAAATCACGCTCTGAACCAGTAAACAATGGCGTTGGGGTAACAGTGGATGGGCTAATTGGAATTACATTTGATGGCACTGTTGGCTCGGTCAATACCACTGGGATTGGTTTGGTTGCAGTTGTAGGCACAACAGTAGGCACAACAATTGGTTTTGATACGGTTGGGATGTCAGTTACTTTGCCAGTGTCAGCATTGTAGGTTAATCCTTGCGCAGCTAGTAACGCCGTTGCACTACCGGGTATTTTCAAATCCTTTAGCAGGCCATTTATTTTGGCAATGATGGCAGGCCAGTCTGCAAACGGATCATCAGCCTTTGGCAAGGTAGTCAACAAGTTTGCCAATTCTTTTGTTTTGGCTTCATTGGCGATTAACGCGGCTTGCAGTTTTGCAGCTGCAGCAACATCCTCATCTAGCAATGCCTTTTGCAGTAGCAAGCGCAAACGGGTTTCATTATCAATGCCATATTTTAATGCGGCTTGAATTTGTATTTGTGCAAGGTCGAATGTTGTACCTGCTTTTTTAAGTGCTAGTTTGTCCATTTCGGCTTTTTTGGTTAGCGCGGCAAGTTTCTTTGCAGCATCTAGGGCTTTTTTATCCGATACACCTTTAGCCTTGGCCGCTTTATCTTGAGCAATAAGTTGCTTGGGGTCTAAAACAGGCGCGCCTGCAGCCCTGTCAATTCTTGGTTGCGCTCCTAATTTGCCTAACATTGCAATTGGACTATTTGAAATGCTTAAAGATAATGCTTTAAGAATCAAACCAATTCCGGGGATTTTGTTAATTTCTTTGACTAATAAACCCACTCCTACAATTACATCAGCAGTACTTTGCGCTAACGAATCCATTTGTGTTGCAAGGTTGCCAACACTTGTATCTTGCCCCAGTATTACTATTGCATCAACCAAACCTTTGCCAATGGTTTCTTGGGCATCCGTAGCTGAGGCTTTTAAGATGTTTAATTGCCCCGCATAAGTGCCAGCCGCCGTAGCTGCTTGCCCGCCAAATAATCTAGTTAATTCTTTATTTATTGCATTGAGGTCTTTTGAGGCTAATACCGTTTTGTCAATGCCGGGTATTAGTTTGGTTAATGCTGTTGTGTTGCCCGCGTAGGCTTTAGAAATTGCCTTTGTGACACTTTCGACATCCGATGAAGTGCCTGCCGCAACATCTAGGGCAACATTTAAACCATCTTGGGCTTTTGTAACCGACCCAGTGGCAACCAACAATTGTTGAAATGCTGGCCGCAATTGGTCATCAAGCACACCTGTTTGTTTTTGCAACGATGCGATAAACTTTTCGACACCTATTTTTGCAAATGAGTTGCCCGTATTGTCTAAAGTTTTACTAAGTGCTTTTGCAGCTTTATCATCAGCTAAAAATGCCGCTACTGAGGATTTGCCAAATTGTGTTAATTTAGAAATTGAATACAAACCAACCAAAGTTTTACCAAGTGCTTTAACAGATTTATCAAAACTACTGATGTGTTTCTTGCCTTTGTCTAATCCTTTGCCGTCATACTTGGTAACTGCGGAAACTATTAAATTTGGCATTAGGCAGCCAAACCAAATGCCGATTGTGTAGCGCGCTCATTAAATCTGCGAGCTGCCTTCTCAATAGCGTGTACCACTGCATCCTGAGCTTTGCCTTGATCCTCATTCCAAGCCCGATAAATTAACCTGCCGCGCATCATGCCTTTGCCATACATAGGCCCAAAGTGATTGATAAAAATTGCACCTGCTTGAGGGTTGCGCGAGCGTGATACATCTCTGCCTTTACCTTTTGGCCCAACCCAAGGTTGCCCATTTGAACCAGATGTGCGGCCAGCCCATTCATAAATTACACCAGCGGGTGAATTGTTTGTGACAGAATACAACGCGCTGAAACCATATTTGTTTTTCTTATTAGCACCAGCTTTATAGTTAATCCCGGCGATTACTTCAGCAGGATTGTACAGCGCGAATTTACGCACTCGGCCTTCAGTATTAAATTGCGGTTGCGCTCGCACTTTACCTTTATCAGCCCAGTTGTATAAAGTAGATGGAAACGGACTCGGCGCGTATCCCCGCGCCTTATCCCTTATTGGCAACATTGCAGCTTTAATTTCAATTTTCATTTGTTTGTTGAGGTCAGGCTCAAACGCGTTTAGCTTTTGAATTAGCTCCTTATAGCCTTCGACGACTACGGGCATTTTGTTTGGCCTCCTTTGCTCTATCGCTAAATACTTGCAACACCGCTTTAAGCATGTGGCCATCCATTTCAAGCACCTGCGATGGAGCAATTTTCATCTCCACCGCAAGGCTTGCCACGAGATAAGTCATGCTGTTGCGGTCTATTCTTTTGGGTTTTCGTCATCCAATACTTCAACCGATACCAGCGTGTTAAGAAACTCATCGCCAAATGGCGGGATCACTTCAACGCGCTGCAAACAGTTATGAGCTAACCAATAAATATCGCTTTGCTTTTCCTCATCGCGAAATTGTTTGTGGATGCCTTTCCCTGTGTACTTTTCAAAGGCTACTTCGACAACAGGCGAAATGTGCAAAACCACTTCCCCTGAGGCCCTAGTTATCTTTAACCTTGCCATGCTCTACTCCTTAAAACGCTACGGTTGGTGAAACTGTAACTGCGGTGTTCACAGTAAATGACAAGCTGGATGAGGCTTCATCAGCTACACCGCCTGAACCCACTGGGGTTAAGTTATTAACCAAAATGGAGAATTGGTATGACGGATTTGTTGCCGATACCGCTGTGCCTTTAACGGTAATCATTGACACTGCCAATGTTGTACCGAAAGCGGCATTGAGTGTGGTCATTACTTGGCTTGCAGCCCAGTCATTGAGGAAATCAATGGAAAGAGTTGCAGCCTGTAAACCAGCGGCGAACTTGTGAGCGGTATCCAATCTGTTACCACCTTGCGGCGGGTAAGTCATTTCTGCTTACCTCTGCATCTTTACCATTGATGCAGTTCAGACTATATCTTCATCCTGTTTCTAGGAGCTGCGCGTGTAGTCGTTACGGACTCTCTGCTTTCGCAGGTTGCCTCGGTATTAACCCTGTTTGTGTGGGGGCCTTCACCGATATAGCGCAGTAATTTTCATCGTCGCTTACGCGGCGAGTGGGCAATCCTGTCTACCCATAGCGGTTACCTCTAGCTCGTCCACAACCTGTGTGAGTGTTACTGCAGTGACATAACTTGATATGTCAATGCTCGGCACTGTTGGTGCAGCAGCCGTTGCGAGTTTAACTCCGACATTATTGTTTAAATAAATTGCCATTGTTATTCCTCATCCTTTCTGTTAGTTGGTGCTTTGGTTTCTGGGTCTTTAACTTGGCCGGTCTTTATCAGAAAAGCCAAATCCTCTGCCTTGGTATCGCTCATGGTTATCTCCTTATGACCAACTAGTTAGTATTGATACGGATATATCAGCAGTGAGCAAATCCCCTGATGCTGCTGATAAAACTGATGGTGCGCTTACTGTGCCAACATTCATCACAATTGCAGATGCATTTAATTTATTAAACACTGCAACAATTGTGTCCTCGATGCCATTTAAATTGCCATGGTTATCAAGCATTGGCACTGTCATAAGCACACGAAAGTTTGCCAACGGTGGAATGACTTGCACATTGTTGCTTGGTGTTATGTACGGATCAGCGGGTACGACTATGACTGAATTTGCGGTAATTATTGATGGTGGAAACGAATAAGTACTCCACACACCCGCATTGGTAAGTGCTGTGGCGAGTGTAGAGCGCAAGGTTGTTAATGCTGTTGCCATTACCCGACCATTGAATTTGGGGTCATGTACGGGGCAATAAGGCCTCTAATGGATGCCATCAGAGTGTTGGACATCTTGAACGGGCTTGGGCTAAACCCGTCAACGCTCATGCCGCCTGATTGCGTACTTTGTCTTGATTGCCAGATTGATACAGCTAAAATCATTGCGGCCTGTCTAACTCCACCTGTTAGGGCGTAGCTGGCAGTTTTATCATCTGGCCCTGTCATTTTGCCGTAGGGCTGAACTTGATGCATGTCAATATCGGCGTGAGTAATTGCAAATTGCAAGTATTGATACCCGCGCGGATAGTTGTATGGATAGCCCGTCCAATTTGCATTGTTTGGAATTGGTGCAGGGCCAACACCTGTGATTGTGCGAGTGCCATTAAAAATTGCGCCTGATGCGCTGATGGTGACGGATTGACCAACAACGAAAATGCCCGGCGATGCAACAACAATCGTGGCAATGTTTCCACTTATCCCAGTGGCAACAACAGGCGCGGTGTTAAACCATAAAAATTGATTAAGCAAATCCTCGGCAGTTTGGCAAACGCTTTCAACATCTGCATCAGGATAAAGCGTACCAATCCCAAGGTTATCAATTAACTCTTGTTTGGTGACATAGGTTGCGGCCATCTTTATCCTCTCTTGTTGTTAAGGACTTGCAGGGTCAGGGCCTCTGAACCCTGCAAGCCGACTTAGGGGGTAACTATCAGGTCTTGTCGAACCGTTGCAATCCTCCGGCAACCAAAGTCTTTGCCGCAAAATATGCATAAAGTTCAACAGCAATTTCACCTGTGGCTGTGATATTCGTGGTTAGTGAAAGCATAGGGCTCTCATAAACTGCAATCGCGCTTGGTGTAACAATGAAAGCGCAATCATCAATGGTTGTTGCAACCATGTTGGCATCAATCCATAGATCAAGGCCGAGCATCGAACCCTTTAGCCCGCGTGGTGATGAAACACCGGCTGAGTTCATAGGATTGCCAGCGGAGAATAAATTGCGCCCGGTTGTATCTACCGCTCCAAGGAGCAATGACCAAACGGATGTGCCAGCAATAAACGCTGTTGCTGTTTCACCAGCTGCTGCATAAACAGCAGGAGCCGCTTGTGCAACATAGGCTTGAATACCAGCAACTGTTGCTGCTTGTGATGTTGCTTGTGTACCACCTGAAACAATTTCAGCGATTACATAAGCATCTGAGGCTTTCGCGTATGCGCGCATACAGTTTTCATACATTGCTGAATAGAAAGATGGGTCAGAACGGTCTAAAAGCTCTTGGCTCATAATCTGTGTGCCAGCTAATTTGATAACTGTTGCATTTACATAACTTGAAACAATTTGAGTTGATGCTGTTGATGCACCCTCTGCAATTACCCCAAATCCTGCGTTAGTCGTAATTTTTGGGTGCGCCACTGTCATGCCGCTGGCAGCAAGTGGACGAGCGCCGCCAAGGGCATCAATAGTTGGACGAGTCATAACGGATGTGTCAATGACCGATGAGATGTATTGCACTGGTGAAAATGCAGGGTTGGTTGTAAATGAATCATTAGCTGCATAAAGTTTTTGTGCTTTTACATCTGCTGCACGAACAAATGTTGCGCTTTCATGGTTGCCCATTTTTGCTTTGATTGTGTGTTCAAGGTATGAGCCTTGAGAATTGATTGGTGAGCGTACTTCGGTGAAGTATGGCGCACTGATTGTCGAGCGTGAGGCTTCTACTACGGGAGCAGTTTCCACCTCTGGGGTTACGGCAGCGGGAGTTTCATTCTCCACGATAGCCTCACTTTCTGTTTCTGTTGTTGTTGGGTTTGGTACATCTGCTGTTTCGCCTTGGCTTGCAGCAACTCTAGTTACTTGGGCATTTTCAAATGCTGGTGTTTCTACCAATGACACTTCAAACATTCTGGCAGCAGTCACCAATAAATAGCCATCTTTAGGTTCTGATTTTTGAACATCAACGCCAACAGACAGCCCGGAAATTAAATCCTCACTGCACATCGTCAATGCGTCTTGTCCAGCAGTCGATGCAGAAATTTTAAAGGATCCATAAATTGCTTGATCTGTTGTCTTAAAGGATTGAGCGCGGCCAAGTATTGCGTTTGGCTGGTGCTGCAATAGCAGTTTCACCTTAGCTGTATCGTGTATCGCAATTGACCCGCGCTCAAACATTACAGGCCCAACGGATGTGTTGCCGATTTCGCCAAAAGGTACAACAACACCTGCAATTATTCTGCGCTCGGTATCGGCGGCCTCAATTGCGCTGCTAAATGTTAATTTCACGATGCATCTCCATTCGGTGATAAATCTTCCATTTCTTTTGCTTGGTCTAGCGTAATCAATTGCAACGATAAAAGTTTTTCTATTGTTGCAAGTCTTGTCGTTGCATCAACTCTTAAAAATGTTTCATCAACTGCAAAGCGCACCATGTTGCCATTGGCGGTAATGTCATTCATGCTAAGCCGATCCTCCACTGCACAAACATAAGGCGCAAGGGTGTAAGCAAAAAATTCTTTTCTGGCATCTAAAATGTTTTGATATGTCATGCTTGCATTTGCATCCGCACTTAACATGTACGCTGGCACATTCATTAAACGCGCAATTTCAGTACTTTGTGACTGGATGGCTTCTGTGTACATCATTTCTTTGGGTGAAAATTGTGTTGTCACATATTCCAAAGTGCTAGTTAAATATGCAGTGCTACGAGATGCGCGCGCTGCTTTCCACGATGCTAATAATCCTTGCACAACACTTTCAGGTAAATCCGCACCACTGTTTTTAATGTGTCCAGATGGTATTGGTGTCGCCGCAGCAATTGCAGCTGCGCGTTGAACATCAAGGGCTGCCCTAATTGTGCGCGCACCGGAAACAAGGACAGCCGGGTTGAGTGATTGAAATGTAATTAAACTTGAAACACCATTCATCGGTCTTTCTACGCCATCAACTGCATAACCAATTACCTCAGTGCTGCGTTTGTTGTATTTAACAGTTACGCGTTCATTTGCTACCCATGCAAATCGCGCAGGCCTGCCATCATCGGAATATACGGATGTGACTTCCCAATATGCAACGGAATTAAAAAGCAAACTTTGTACAGTGTATGCAATTGTTACTGATCGCGGTTGGCGTTCATCTGGTTGTTCTAACCAAACTGGTGAACCTAACTGCTCACCTGTTGATTTTTTGTAAAGCTCTAATGGTATGCCTGCAATAATTCCGCAGATTAAATTTCTGCATTTAACAACTGAAGGAACACTTAAAGCACTCGGTAAATCAATTGATGTGTCTTGGTAACTAAAACTGTCGCCATGGTTCCAAAAGTTGCCAGCCATAACTGGTGGCGAGTATTGCGCTGCAATTTTTGGGTCTGTGGTATCCGCATCAACCAAACGCAATCGCGACAATATACCCATATCGGGATAATAGCCCTATAGCACTCAAAGGCGACATAATGTGCAAAACGGACAATGGGCGTGTCTAAACCGCCATGATTTGCGGAATTGATACGGGTTGGCTCATCTTGTGGACAATCATGGCCAGCGAAATTGCAGCTGCAATGCAGCCTGCTGATTGGCGGCGAATAATGCGAAATGACCCCTCATTGGTTTTGGCTGCGCAATTATTCATAGACTCTACAAACTCGGGTTGCCCTGAATGGGTGATGCGCTTGGCAACAATGGCATCAAGCAAATCACCGCAAGCCTGATAGAACTGTTGGCCTGATACATCCTCCATCCTGCACCCACTTGCAGCTAGGCGTTGCGCAATGGACTGGGTGGCATAGTGATCAAACATAATGCCAGCAGGATTATATTTATCGGCCCAACCTTTAATGTCAGCTGCAATGCGTAGGTCATCTACTGCAACCTCACTGCGCCATTGTTGCAATATCCCAACACCGATGCGGCCATCAGGTAGCAATTGCCCTGCGACCAGTGAAGCGGTGCGAGTATTTTGCGCTTTATCAAATGCAAAGTAAGTCAGCGGCCCCGGCCCCATTTGCAGGGTCTTATCGCCGCAATCCTCAAACGCCATGTTAGGCCAAGGGCTAGTCAGCGATGAAACCCAAGTGCAAAGCATCTCGGTTTTTATGGTTTCCACGCTATCGGTTGAAACGGCCTCAGCTAGTACATCCTCGGTTATGGTTATGCCTAGCGCGGGGTTTGCCATCGCCCATGCTTTGCGGTCATCTATTTTGCAATGCTGTGGGGCTGAATACTCATACCAGCCAAGGGATTTGTCAGGGTATGAAAGGGCGCGCTCGCGAAGGTCATTAAGCACTAAACTATAGGCATCCCCGGCATTGCTAGTAAAAATGGATTGCGAATTAGGCCGCGCCCTAGTTACAGGTTTTGCAGCTTTCATCGCCTCCTCGCTGATTTCGCGTAGCTCATCCACGAATAACACATCCGCCGAAAGGCCGCGCGCGCCATCGCGTGTAGCTGCAACGACTTTGTAACTAGCACCATTTTTTAATTCGATACTTTCTTGACCATTAGCAAAACGGCCTACCACGCCGCGATTTAGTTTTACTTGATCCCTTAACTCATCGTTGTTTTCAATAATGGCAACAACCTGCCGAAATGTAACTAAAGCCATTGACCGATTAGATGACATTGCCACAATGTTGCGTTCGCCCAATTCAAAAAGGCCAAACAGGATGCGCCAGTACGCAAGTGTCGTTTTCGCGTTTTGCCGGGCAACCAGTATGCAGATTGTCTTGCGGATGAAGTTACCGTCAGCATCTACGGTCAGAAAATCATCAGCTACAAATTTTTGCCAAGGCATCAGCTCGTAATTGTACTTTTTGCAAAATGCTGCGAAGGCATCGCCGTATGAATGACCTTTTAATGCAGGGCTCATGATCCGGGGTTTTGTGGCCCCCATTAACTTAGGTTTTCGGGTAGCCCCCTTTTGTATTGGTATTGGCTCGGTCATGTTAGGTACTGGCTTGGACTAGGTTGCCCCGCAAATGGACCTGTTAGGACCTTGGTGACGGTTCTCGGGGAGGTACGCGAACTAGAAACAGGGGGGGTATGCGCGCGCTCTAAAAAAACGCTTAAATGGGCTGAGGACTTGCGCAGGTTACATGCGCGGCAACAACACAATAGGTTATCCAAACTGTCATCCCCGCCACGCTTGCGGCTAACGATGTGGTCTACCTCGTTGCCTTCCTCACCGCAGTACTGGCATATCCCATTATCCCGGGCAATCACCTTGGCCCTGACCTTGCGCCATAAACTGTAGTTCTTTGCACTGAGTTTGTTACCTAATGCCATCCCTT